GGAATTCGTCATGTTTAGATCGCCTGATAAGGTAACATCATTGGCAAGGATGTCATTGACATTCATGTCAACTGTAGTGGTGTTGAGTGTAAATAAGGATTTCCAACCATTCCTGTAAATCTTAAGTATTGGATTTGCGCCACTTGTATCTAGCCAGAACTTACCAGCTACGAGGTCAGTCGTTGGAGCGGTAGAGCCTGAGTGGCATGTATTTATTGCCTCTAATCCAGCATTGAGGTCAGCTGTAAAGCCAAGACCTGTCTGGTTAGCCGCAATTATTAAACTTGCTGTAGACATATTATTTCCTTTATAGTCCTATTGCTTGATAGTCAACGTTTCTAACTACACGACTACCGCCATTGTAAACAGAGTAAACAAAGCCTGTTGGGCCTCTTGACACCAATATAGCCTCGTCACCTTGAGAACCCCCAATGACCTGTAAGTTTGTTATAGGCTCTAAGTCTGGGCTATTAGCGTTGCCAGTATAGATAGTTCTATCAAAAAATGGAGTAGTGAAGTTGACAGTTGTATCCGAGGAGTTACTGCTTGTAGTTTCGCCTGTGCTTTGGCTCTTAACCTTATTTAAGGAGATACTAAAATTACTAAGCTGAATAAACTCATTTACACTTTCTACGCTGCATACTACCTTATAACGGAGCCCACGGGCCAAAACATCGCCGATAGTAGCCTGCCGATAAGGTGACCATGTAGCCCCTGCACTCAAAGGGTCATCTTGTGTGGTACTCAGGAAGACTCTTAGTTCTGAGTCCGCATGATCCCCTGCTATACTTTCAATAAGGGATACATTAGCAATGTCCCCAAAGTTACCACTGCGTATAACTGCAGTAGCGTCAAAGTCATAAATGAGTCTCATTATTGTCGGTGTAGCACCCCAATTGAATACGGAATTGTTAGTGTCAGAAGATTCATAAGTAAACTGAGTTGAACCAGTGTCTAAGTCAATTACTCCCGCAGATATTGTTCCACCTGTGACTGTACCGTTCCAACCAGTGTCAATCTGGTGCCCAGTGTGAGTAGTCGATGTTTCTTCTGTAAAAGTAGAGACCCCTGTGTAACCTGTAATTGAATCCACTACTACGAGAGTTCCTGCATCTACTGATTCATTCCCGAAAGAATCATAGAATTTAATCATGTAGGTACCGTTGAGCAAAGGTACTGTTTTATTGTTAGTATTACCTGAGAGTGATTCTACTAAAAGACGCGCTGACTGCCAAGTGGCGTTTGAGTCTGTTTTAGAGTGTGCTCTAATTTGGACTTTACCCCCATAGAGGACATCTAGGTCTGTGGGTAATGTCCAAGACAAAGACATTTGCCCTTGGTTTGAGTTTCCAAATAAACCTGTCGGGTTAGCAGGGACGGCTGAGTAACCAACCACCTCGAACGACTGTTCGAATGGATTACCTGCCTTCCCCTGAGAGCTATAAGGAGTAACCTTGAAATCATAGGTACCCGCTTTAAGGTCATCGAAGGTAAAAACAACTGACGAAGTCGTACCCTTGTTTTCAAAAACAGAGTCTGTAGATAATTTATATTCTACAGTAAAATAGGACACTGCAACCCCCGAACTTGAGGGAATAAAAGAAAGACGGACACGGTTTTTAACACCTGCTGCCACGCTGGTAATGTATTGCTCTTCTACATGAGACATAGAGTCAATATCCTCAGGGGCCTGTATTAGTTCCTGATCAATAATGTACGTAGGATCACTTTTTCTACCTAGAGGGCTCTTTGTAATAACTGCAAAGTCAAAGTTGGAGGTTGTCTCTGTTCCCGGTATGGTAAAGATAGGAAAAGATTTAACACGAGTACTCCCAAGTGCCACATAGTCGCTGTCTGAGTTTTTCTTAGACAGTACCTCATAGGTCATACTTCCGTCATTTTCCAAGTCATCCCACGAGAGACTACCTAACTGGAGTAGGTCATGCGCCGCTTTACCCGAAAGGTAGCTTAGATTCGTTACTGAGGGTACTGTGAAGTCATACTCAGGTGTAGCCGTATAGGCAATATCGTCGTCTACATTCCAAGCTAAGGCTGTGTGATCATACTTATAACAAGAAAGTTTCACAGTAAAGTCTGAATTTACCTCAATACTTTGAACTCTGAATACCTCATTGCTTATGTCGGTAAGGTCAGAAGTTACGTTAATAAAGTCCCCCGGCTCAAGACTGAGGCCTTTTTTAGATACTGTTATGTCTAGCATAAAGATTGTACGGGCCTTGCGTACAGCCTGTTCAGCCATAGCAAGGGCATGGTACGGATCTGTTACACCCTCTAAATTTAGCTCAGACTCGAAGGGTTGATTGTTATCTTCCGTCAAGTATTGGTTGTGTATAGTAGAGTTAACAGGAGGCCAAGATATACTGTCCTCTTTAAAGTCTTCATGCTCGTTTAGGAAACTAACTGTGGCCCTATTTAGTCGGCTTGAAGCCTCGGGCCAAGACATGTTAATTTGATCTCTAACAATATCATCGTCTGTAAAGTAATGGTTAGAATCGACTAAGGCTCGGGTAGCCTCTAAAGTATCCGGATGTTCTAAAAGTAACTTGTACTTGCCTTCCGAGGACCACGTTAACTCAGCTAATCCCATCGTTGACATAATACGTTCAACGTTGTCTCGGATTTTTTCGCTTGTATCTAGCGTTATATTGCACTCATAAAGAGGAATTGGCCGTGTAGTGTCATAAGTTGTTTCTACCCAGGCTGTTTTGTTCCAGTACCAATACTGGCTAGTAGCTGTTGTATACCAAAGTTCGTTTTCATAAGTATGTTTTTCTAAATCTGTTGGGCGTGAGCCTAAATCAGCAACGGTATTTACAACTTTTTGGCCATTAACCTTGCCTGCTGTAATTCTATCAGTAGCAACAATGGTGTCACAGATTTCTGCTGCATGGTAGAAAGACTCTAAGTCGATTTCATCAACCGTTAGCCCTCTACCAAACTTTACATTAGTCAGGTAGTCTAGCAGACAAAGAGCAGGGTTATTTGAGTAGATATACTCTGTGCTTAACGTGTAAACACCATTAGATTCTTGTATCCACCTAACTTTACGACCTTTAACAAGGAATTCCATTTGGGGAACACCGTTGTAGTTGTAATCATCTCTATTTAATTGGAAGGTAGCGGAAGCCCAAGAAGTATTTGTAAACTTATTGTTTGCTTCACCAATATTTACTGTTGCAATAGGATCCGCTGTTCCACCAGTATTAAATGTTCTTATGAAGTGCTTAAACTTTTCTATGGAGCTATTATAGTGTAACCCGTTAACTTTTACCCACTGAACACCTTCAATACCTTCTGTAGCTAAAGCATACTGTACATGCAAGTATTCGTTCTTACTGCCGGGTCTTGTAGTACTTGCAAAATCTTTAACAAAGGTTCCGTCAGAAATACCGGTGGCGTAATTAAAGCTGTTAGTTACCTTGTGCTTTGTTTCAATGCCACCTAAAACAGCCTTACCGTAAACTACCGGGATTGATGCTGCCTCACCAGAAACAGTTACTGCAAACCCCTTTCGTTTGTCAGCTTCACGCTTCATTTTGTTGTTTTGTGAAATTTGATAAGCTGTAGAGGCTGCAAAAAGAAATAATTGTAGTAGAATCTGATCGGGCATTAGATTTTCCCCCACTTAATTGATACAGACTTGTTTTCATAGATCTCATCAAAAGAAGTATCTGTGTTATCAACTTGATCCATGCCGTCTTTAGAGGCCGTAAACACTTTAACTAAGTCAAGATCCGACATAGGAGAAGTTCCCTCTATTACTGCTAACTTTTGCTCAAAGTCATTTGTTATTGCAGGACTATCTACATAGCCCTTATAGACACTCATTACATCACCTACACCAAGTAGAGGCTGATCATTTGAGTCTAAGAGAGAGATGAAAACCTGGATAGGCTTTCCTACCACGTTTGCCCTAAATTCAAGAGACATTACATCTAGTAGGTCTGCAATTACGATTTTGTAGGATTCTCTATCAACTACAGAAGAAAACTTAGGAGAGTCAAACTCGAAGAGTCCACTATTGGCAAGATATAACCTGCCATCATACTCAAGGTCTCTGTGATAAGAACACAAGTAATAGTTTGAGAGAAACTCTAGCTTAATAAGAAATACAAACTTTATATTGTCACTGTTAATAACAGTCTGAACTGCACTTGAAAATGTTCTCATGACAAGGCCTCAATCAGTGTTATAGTACCTGCATTTGAGAGCACCCCATCAGTAAAGGTTATTCCAGATAAGTTGCTAATATCAGTATAGTATTTAAATAAGACTGCGCTTCCCATCTTCATTGTATTGGAGGCACCAATTTGAACCTTAAGCTGGGGGTAGAGCTGTACAGTCGGGTTTGCCACCGCATCCAGATTTACATCATTCATTACCAAGTATACTTTGTCACTACCAGAAAGACCGGAAAAGCTAACAAAAGAACCCTTGGGTAAGAAACCGTCGACGTCAGTTGTGTTTAGTACAACCGAGGTAGCTCCTGCGCTTGCAGAGTTTGCTAGGGCGACAGTAGTAGCGTCTACTGTGAAGCTGGCATCCACACTAGGCAATTGTGGCATAATCATTGATTGAGCAGAATCTGTATTTGTAACAGCGCCAAGTAGCATGTCAACCTGAGTAGAGGGTTCTCCAACTGTAGTAAAAGACATCTCCCAACGTTGTGCGTTTTGAGATGCCCTCTGTTTTCCAAGGGAGACT